CGACGCTCTTCCGATCTGTGATCTGTCTCGCCTCTGAAGAAACGGTCGGTCGCTTCGTGCCGTTGCGTTTGGCTGTGGCTCGGGCTGATCCGATTTTGCCGCCGTGTGAGCGGTTGCAGCTGAGGTGGGCGATGCCTGCGGCGTCGAGGCTGGGGGCGATTTCGCCTGTCTCGGCTAGTGGTGGTTCGTGGTCTGCGGTGGGGCCGTCGGGGTGTGAGCCGGGAAGGGTCATGTCGACCGGGTAGCCGCAGCGGATGCAGGTGGGCTCGCATTTGGCTAGGACTTCCTTGCGCCATGCGCGGTACTGGGCGGTGGAGTGGAGGCTGCTCATATCTTGCGCCTGCCGAGGATGCGGTGGACTGCCTCGATGGGGTAGCCCTTCTGCCGGGCTTGGCAGGCCATGAGCCATCGTTCGTGGGTGTCGGGTCGGCAGAATTGGCATGGGCTGGTGTGGTCGGTGTCTATCCATCCGCGGTAGCAGATGACGTGGCCGCAGTTGCAGTTGGGTTTGCGGCAATGGGCGTCGAGTTCTATTGGTGTGTGCATGTTGTTTCCCCTCGGGTTTGGGGCCGCTCGCCCCGGCTAGTCCCTGCGGGCCGAGCCGAGCGTCCCTCGGTGGTTGAGTGAGTATCTTCCCCGAACATCCTCTAACCCTTTCGGGTATTGCAACTACTCCGCAACCATGCACCCATTTCCGCATGGCAGGCCCACCACCTTCAACCTTGCGGCCATCGTGGGTTAGAGCCATCCGGTGAAGGTAGGCCCCCTGGGTTGCGGTCATCGCTCACGCTACTCGGGCAGTAGTGGGCTCTCGCCTGTAGCGCAGCTAGTTATTAGCCTCGGGATGCTGCTCAAGGTAGGCGGCCCAGACGGCTGCGGGCAGGTGCCCGCGTGTGCCCACATGGATACCCATTTGGTGGGCCCATGCCCGGACATCCTTGGCTGTTGCGATCATGCGTTCCCCTCCTGCGTGAAGGCCTCGACAGTGGTGCTTGAGGCCATTTGCTCGATGACTGCGCTAGCTGCTCGCTTGCCGAGGTCGTCGAGGCTGGTGACGGTATCAAGGTTCGCGGCCATTAGGCAAGCATTTACTAGGCCCATGAACTCCTCGCGTGTCGTGATGCCCATGTCTTTCGCCATGCCGCGGATCTTGCCTTTCTGCGCGGCTGAGGCGGGATTGTCGATGCCGCTAGGCGAGCGTCGGTCTGGGACTACCTCGGGTATCGGCTGACCGTTTGGGAAAGTCTCAACTACTGGTTCAGATTTTGGGCGGTAGAACGGGTCATCCTCGGGTGTGCCCTTGAGCCGTTCGGCTTTGGTCATTTCGGTCATTGAGGCGCGGAACTTTTCCTTTGAGTATCCGGCATTGGCTAGGGCTCGGCCGATCGCGCTCGTGGAGCAGTTCTCCAGGGCTGATGTGCGGTTGACTGGTGTGCCGCCGACGACTTCCTCGGCGTAATCCGAGGAGATCATGACGTCGCCTAGCCATATCTCGGCCCTGACGATGTATTGGAGCGGTCGGCCCGTGTCGTCGCGCTCGACGTGGACTAGCTCGGTGAGAATGCGTCCTGTGCCCTTGTGCTCGGCCCAGAACTTGTGAATGCGCGTGTCTACGGTTTCGTATTGGCTGAGATCAAATGCCATGATTAGCCGCCGTGATTTCGAGGCAACGCCATGAGCAGAAATGCTGAGTGATGCCGGCACGAGGTGTGAGCACGAGGTAGGCCCCGTCGTGCATCATTTCGCGGCACTGGTTGCACTGGTAGACGATCATTTGGTTCCCCATTCCGGACAGATTTTCTTGTGGTGGCTGATGGCCTCAGCCAAGGCGGTTTTGACGGTTGGCCCGAGGATGCGCCCGCACGAGCATGAGGCCGAATACATGATGTAGGGCTTCATGGCTTCTCCTTCAATGCACGAATAGCGTTTCTTGCGTATACCGATCCGTATGCGATTGCCCCAACAATGAATCCATACTGATTAGTGACTACCGCGTAGATGATCCAGAGAACTTGGGCTGACAGACCTATAAGCCATGCCCACCAAATTCGTTTTCCAGCGAGGTACAAGCCAAATACTCCGACTGCTGTTAGAAGCCACGACCAAATCACGGCTTCTCCTTCAATGCACGAATAGCGGTGACGGTTTCGCACGGATAGGCGGTGGGGTACTCCCAGCCACTGTTTGCCATGCAGCCTTCACACGAAGTCAGCCGCCCTTCCTGAACGGGCTTGTGTATCTCCGCTACTGCTGCTTCTGCCGCATCAATGCCATTAGCCCGACCCTTCATCCATGCGTCCATGAAAATGTCGCGTGAGTAGATCCGCTGTTCGCAGGCACGGAGCCGTGAGCAGTAGCAGACACGATTGTCGTTGCCTCGGTAGTCCTGCCGCTCGTAGTCGCACTCGGGTAGATGGCCACTCATGCCATGATCTCCCATTCGCGCAGGATGCGGCCATGATTGCCCTTGACGGCCGAGGTCGTGAAGCCTGCCGCCCGGATAAGGCCCTTCGAGGCCCAGGAGTGCATTAGAGCTCCCACTTGATTGGTTGATCCGCAGGGTAGGCCCACGTGCAGCCGGATGTCGTCGGCGGTGATTGTCTGCCCAGGACCAAGCCCGCGTCGGTAGTCATTAGCGCGCTGGTGCCACTCGGCATCCTTGACGACTCCCGCGGTGGCTGCGGCTTTGGCTTCGTAGCCGCTCCGACTAGCACACCAGCTGCAAACGCTATTCCGGATAGGCCGACCACAAGTAGAGCAGTCGTCAAGCGTGGTGGCGAATAATGTTCCATCGTGCATCGTTTCCCCTTCGTGTTTGTTTGTGTTTGTTACTGAAATCCGGGGGCCTCGAGCCAGCCGATTAGGCCCATGAAGGCCAGGCCGACCGCGGTGGCCCCAATGTAGAACAGGACTCTGACAAAATACTGAAGTGACATTTCCCCTACTTTCCTGGTGTGCAAGTCCAGCGGCCTCCAGCCCAATGGCGGGCCCCTGACCACTTGCCGCGGTGGTTGAGTGTTTCGACCATGGCCGCTATCTGGAGATTCCTCGGCCAGCGGTGCATTTCGACGGTGCGCAGGTAGGCCGCGAATCGCCTGGGCTGCGGGTGCCAGGTCTTGAGCCAGTCGAGCATCATCCACGTCGCCCCATCGGTCAAGGCATCCGAGAATTGGAACATTCCGAAGTATCCGTGTGCCCGGTTGGTCGAGCGCGGGTTACTGTGGCTTTCCCGCTCGGCAACACAATGAACGTAGGCGGCCTGGTCGGGCGGTATTACATATGTCGGGCCTGCGAGGATCGCCGCAGCTGCTACGGCTGCGATGATCACCCGGCCTCAATGATCGTCACGGTAGGCGATACGCGAGTGCGCGTGATTGCTTCCACGCTGTCGCGGTTGACTCGCCTCTGGCCGCCGGGCGTCCTGTGTCCCTCAATGATGCCGAGGTCTAGGTACCGGCCGACTGTATCCGTGGAGACGCCGAGGATCTTGGCAGCCTCTCCTGGTGTAATGATTTCGCTCATCGTTTCCCCTTTCGAGGTAGAACGTAGCAGGGTTTGCGCGGTTTACGCGCTATTTCTTGGGCGTGTTGAGAATCGGCAGGGGAAAGGTCTGCGCATTGTTTTCACCCTTGGTCGTGAAGCTGATGTGAATGTGGTGCATGTGGCCGTAGCCCTTGCCACGCCAACGCCACTTCGAGGCCTCGTAGGTGCCCGAGGCGATCTGATCGTTATAGACCACATACTTGATGCGGTTAGAGCCGGGCAGCCCCGACGCGGCGTAGGCAACGATCTGGTTTGCGAGCCTCTGCGCCGCTCCAGGGTCCTTGGGGTCCAAGTCCTTGTCGATGTCCAGGGCATGCACAATGCCTCGGCTGTCGGCGTTGTGGTCGCTTTGGCGGGCCGCGTGGGCCTTGTCACCGATCCACCCGTCCGAGGCCTTGTCGCGCTTGGGCCATCGCTTGTTGATCTGGTTGCGGAGGGTCACGCCTCCGGCGACTAGGCGGGCCACTACTCCCCATCGATCTCGAACTCGTGCATCGTGGCGATGTCCTCGGGCCTGGGCTGCTTACCCTTGCCGTAGCGGGGGTCTGCGCTGTTGAGCGCGTTTACGGCCACGGGGATGACTGCTGCGCCGAGAGCCACGACCAGCGGGTGGATGTCGGCGGTGGTCAGCCATGAGAGCAACGCGCCCAAGGCCGCTCCAATGATTGCCTTAGTTGCGGTACCTTCCCAAGTACCTGCGAGCCACTTACCCATGGCCGACCACCTCCTACAGTTTAGATGCTAGTTCGTCGAGTTTGGCTGAAATATCGGCCAGGCTTGAGCCGCCGTTGCGGTAGCCGGGCTGAATCGTCTTGGTGTATTTCTCCAACTCTTGCCGAACTACGGCGCGAATAAACCACATGAGACCCCCAAGGATGAACGCTAGCGCGGTCAAGGAGGCGACAACAATGCCCACGACGTCGGTCCAGGCCACGGGTCAGCCTTTGAGGCGACCGAGCACAATGGCGCGGGCGCGGATCGTGGCAGGGCTGAGGCCCAGCTCGGGTGCGGGCTTCTTCGGGCTGCGCTTCTTAGCCTTCGGCGCGTCCTCGACGGGCTCCAGGGCTTCGACGATTTCCTCGGCCTGCTGCTCGCTCATGACGCAAGCCCTGGGTACATGACGGCGATCATGGCGTCAGTAAAACCTAGGGACTTAGCGTGTTCGATCGCGGCGGCTCGGGCCTTGGCGTCGGCTGCTGCCTTTGCCGCGGCTTTCTTGGCCTCGGCTGCGTCGGCTGCCTGCTGCTCAATCTCCTCGGGCGTGAAAGCCCGCTCCGTCACGGTCGGCGGGTCGGTGGTGTAATCGGTTTCTGTCACATCAGCCATGGCGAGCCCCTTTACTTCTTGTATCCGTAGACGGTCACGGTGCCGCTTATTGTGCCGCCCGTGGGGTACAGGGTAAGGCCGTCGTAGGCCGTTGACAGGGAATGCCTGCCCGCATGCTGGGAGATGCGGGCCCCGCCGCGGTGGGCTTGGCCGAGGTGCGTGGTCGGTACGGCCGCTTGGGGGCCTTCCACGAGCAGGTCTGCGCCTCCGTCGGCGGTGTTCAGGTAGGACACGAGGAAGAATGTTGCCCCGGTGGATTGCCCGCCGAGGACGGTTGATGCGTCGGCGAGGAGTACCTGGGTGTCGTAGTTTGCGCCTGAGGCGTCGGTTCCTGCGGCCCGGTAGCGGCCGTTGAGGTCGTATGTGCCCGTTCCCACAACGTCAATAATTACGCGGTAGTTCGTGTAGGTGCTGGTAAAGCAGCCGTTGAGGCTGACGCTGGTCACGGTCGTGAATGTCACGGTGCCGCTAGTCAGGGTCGCTGTGCCGCCGCTGTTGGCGATACTGGTGGGCGTCATCAGGTTTAGCCCTGAGCCCAGGCCGCTAATGACGGTTTCCACGTCGGTCGCCAGTTCTTGCCCGAGGGTCGGGTAGTCGGCCACGAGGTCGGTCGACTGGGGATAGGGGAACCCGTAAATCGGTGTTGAGCCTGCCATGTGCTGCCCTTCCTAGGCTGCGACTAGATCGTCGGATCGGACTACGTTGTACCACTCGATATCGGGATTCACTGCGCCCCAGGTTAGCGCAGCATCGACTCCCGCCCAAGTAACCGTCTGGTATGAGTATCTCGGGTCGCTGACCGAGAGTGTGAGGATGTGCTGACCGGGCGTGTAAGTCTCAGACCATCCCTCGACGATGCCGAGGAACTGCGTGTATGGGGCGGGTGCGGGTAGGCCGTTGACCAGGACTGAGGAACCGGAGACCAGGGCCAGCACGAGGTTGCGGGTCGGCTCGTCGAGCAGGTCGACGTAGACCGAGATCTGGCCGAGGTTCCACAATGGTTGCGCCTGGGCGAGCAGGATCTCGTCAGCCCTTGTTGAGGCGTCGCCCGAGGTCTTGAGGCCCGTTTCCAGGACGTAGGCCCGCTGCCCGTAGGCCGCGATCGAGGTGGCGTCCGTCGCGGTGACCGCGCCCGAGTTCGATCCATAGCTGACGGTGATGTCGTTGATGATGCTCACCTGGTTTTGGCTCCAGGTCGGCGTGAAGATCACGCCGTTAGCCGGCAAGGATACGGCCGCCATTGAGGTCGGAAACGAGTCCCAGGTCTGCTCGTAGAACGTCCACGGGTTGATGAGGCTCAACCAGATTCCCTCGAATGTGGTGAGGCCGCGCTGCCCGTAGGACTCGAAAACGATTGTTCCGTTAGGCGTGTCGAAGTAGGTGCCGCCTGACCATTCGGCGAGCTGCTGAAGCCCAGCAAGGCAGGACTGGGCGGTGGCCGTACCTGATCCGATTGAGGAAAGGGTCAGGGTGTCGGTGCCGCCGTTGAGGTAGCTCTCTAATGAGTCGGTCAGGATCTCGTCGGCGCGCTCGAAGACGGTTTGTTCGGCGTACCCTGAGCCGCCCGTGAGCCTGTTGCCGAGGTTGGACAGGTTGCCGATGCAGGTGATCGTGGTGACGGCGACAGGCGGGTCGGCTGACAGGTGCGTGATGGCGAGATCGGTCACCTCGCCCGTAAACCTTGCCGTACCCCAGGCCGTGATGTCCACGGTGTCCGTGAGGCCGATATCGAGGCCCTGGGAGCCTCGGAGAATGACCTGGGCCGTAGAGGCCTCGGGCTGGCTCTTGATGTCGTTACGGCCGTGAGAGACCGTCACCTGGTACTCGATGTCGTCAAGGTCGAGGGTTACCCCACCAATGATGACGTGAGTAAAGGGGCTGGGCATTACTGCATCACCGGCTGCACGTTACGACCGAGCCTCTGATCGCTCTCCGAAATCGCTCGAGCGATCGCCTGCGCGATCTGAGTGCTCATCAGGAGCGGCGAGCCTGCGTAGATCGACTGGGCGATGGCCTGCGGCAACGTCGGGGCAAAACCGCCCTGGCCTGCAACGGTCGAAACTGCGGAAGCCTGCTGGCCGCGGGCCCCTGCAATCGCGTCGGCAATTTCCTTGGCTGCTGCCTCTCCGATCGTCTTGCCCATGGCCGCGCCCATGGCCTCAAGCTGATCCGTCGCCGCTGCAAGGGCATTCTGAGTGCCCGTCAGGAATTGGATTGCCGAGTTCACACCAGCGACCAGGAACTCGGGCGTCATCGCGGCGGCCGTATTGCGGGCCTGATCCTTGACCGAGACCAACTTGGCCTGCATGGTCTTGACCAGGCCCTCGTCGATCATTTGCTTGGCAAGTTTGTTGCCGATCTCGGGGCCGAGGGCGGCCACGGCATCCCGAAGTTCCGGACCGCCCTCGGTGTTCAGGGTTTGCAGGTAGCCGCCGAAAAGGCCCGCAGCGTCGATCTGCTTCTGGAATCCGTCGAGGAGGCTCTGCCCTGTCTTTTTGCCCTCGTCATCAAATTGGGCCGAGAATGCTGCGCCGAGGTCGATGCCGGCCGTGATCTGGCCGGCCATGCCCTCGATCCAGTCGTTCATTTCCTTTCGAGCGGTGATGAGTTTGCTACTGGCGTCGCCTAGTTGCTCGGTGAGTTCCTTGACCAGGTCGATTTGCAGCCGCAGTTTGGGGTTCATTTCCTCGACGGTCTTGGTAAGGCCACCCGTGGTTGTTGCCGTGGTCTTGATGGGCTTGATGAGGGCTAGTTGCTTTTCGCGCCACGCATCGAGCTGGAAGAACATGGTTTTGGCGGGGATGCCTGAGTATCCGCCTCGCACGTACTTGTCCATGGCCATGGCCGTGTTGTTCCAGGAGTTGAGGGCGTTGGCGTTGGCGATGATGGCGTCGGTGGATTCTTCCGTGTTGCCGGTGATCCATTGGATGGCTTTGTTGAATGTCCAGATGATGCCGCCAGGCTTTGTCGCGTAGTTCATTGATTCGACAGGACCTGCGATAACGGCAGTTCCAAGGACGGTGGCGGCTTTTGCACCTTCCTTGGCGGCGGGGGTGAATGTGCGGATTCCATCGGCGAGGCCGCCGACTGCCTTGTCGGACTTTCCGAACGCCTCGAGGATTCCTTGGCCGACGGCTTCCTTGAGTTCATCGAATGCGATGCCCGTCTTGGCGATCTGGCCCTGCAGGGTGTTTGCCGAGGTGGTGGCCTGGCCGGCGAACGTTGTCGACAGTTGGTTGAGGGCTCCGTCAAGATCCTTGTTTTTGATGGTTGTGGCGTCGATGCCTGCGCCCAGTTTGCCCAATGCCCCGAGGTTGCCCGTCATGCTTTTCGATAGAGCCTGGGTCACCTGGTCGAGGCTGCGCCCCGTGCCGGCACTTACGTCGAGGGCCAGGGTGAGAAGGTTCTGTGCCTGGGTGACGTCGTTCGTTGCGGTCAGAAGCCTGGAAAATGCTGGGCGAAGGGTACTATCCGACACGGCCGCGCTGAACTGGAGCTGGTCGATGAAAGTGTTGACGGCGTCGGTTTGGGCTCCGAAACCGAGGTTGTCAAGGGTCTTGCCGAGGTTGGCCAGTTCGGCTTCTTCCTGAATCGCTGCCTGTACGCCGTCGACGGCGAGGGAAACGGCGAATGCCCCGGCGGCTGCGGTCGCCCCGATGAGGGCAGGGCCGACCATATTGGACAGGCTTTTGCCAAATCCTGACAGGCTGCGGTCTGCGCTGTTGAGGCCGTTGCGGAGTTTGGAAACGTCAGCTGCGAGGTAGACCGTCAGGGTCTTGCCGGTTGCCATTACATGTACCTCCACTTGAGCACGATCTGGTCGACGGCCTTAGCCCATTCCTGCATGGCCCCGCCTTGATACTGGCGCACCTGGGAAATCCAGTCTGTGCCCTGGCCGAATGCCTCGGGTGCGCGCTTTTGGGAGCCTGCCCGGCCGCGGTCGCCCCTGTCGGTGAGGTATCGGACCATTGTGGGCGATGCCCCACCTGAAAACTTTTTGCGCTGCCCGCCGATATTGACTGCTGGTACGCGGTCTTTCTTGACTTTGACCGAATCGGCAATTACCTGGCCCCATGGCCCGGCGTAGTTGATTGCGGCCTCTCGCCATGCAGGGGCCATGTGCTTGTCGGCTACTACCTGAGAGGCTTGGCGCAGCTCACCCGAGGCCTCTTTGGGCAGGTTACGGAAGGACCGCAGAATGTCATCAAGGCCATCGACGTAGGTCTCAAAGGTCTTGGCTGCCATTGAGTACCTCCACGATGGTGGCAAGTTGCCTCGGGTCGTAGGCGGCCACTTCCTCGATGGGCCTGCCGATCCTAACGGCGACTTGCGTTATGAATCTTCTGACGGAGCCTTTTGGGTAGGGTCCGGCGTCTCGGCGTCCTCCGCCCAAACGGCCTTTTCCTTTGCCCACGTCTTGACCTGTGCGAGAGTGATTGGGCTCTCTCCCGTAACGTGAATGTAGGCGCAGATCAAGCGGATGCCCATGGTGCCGGGCTTGCGCTTTGCCTTGTCGTACAGTTCCTCGGCTTCCATAAGGTCGGCCGAGCAGATCTGGTACGTCTGCGCCTCGGTCATGTCTGAGGTCTGGACGGTAATGCTTGGGTACATGGCGGTTTCCCCGTTCACTCGTGGTTGCTGTTAGGCGAACGATACCGAACCCTGGAGGGAAACGGTGCAGGTCGCCACGCCTGCGGCGTCGAACGTGACATCGGCCGAGTCGATGTACATGGCCGAGCCGGTCCACACGCCGACCGCAGACTCGATGGTGACGGCGACAGAGGATGCGCCGGCGATCGCAGTCTGAAGGGCGTCGTACAGACCCGTGTTCTCGTCGTACAGGAAGTCGATCGAGACGGCCGAGTTGAGGTCGGTCTGATCGAATGCCACATCGCCGAGGGTCTTGGTGCGCACAATGGTCGGCGTCGTGGTGATTGAGCCGGTCGTGATCTGGTCCTCGTACTGGGTCGCGCCCACCTGAACGGTGAATGCGGCACCGGCCACAGAGACAACTGCCATTTTCTTACTCCTTCATTGAGACCGAGACGTTTATCTCGGTTGTGTATACGGTGCCTTGCGCTCCCACATCGTTGAGCTGCGGGGGGTTTACGACATCCCAGGTGAAGCCTGCCGGGATGAGTGGCAGGAGGGCGTCGATAGCGTTCTCGACGTCCAGGGTAGCGGCCTCATTATTGCGAGGGCTGATGACGATCAGGACTCTCCAGCGCACCCGGTAGCCGAGTGTCCCGCCGCGCTCGTGGGTGATCCATGGCGAGTCGGGCACGATGACGACGGCCGGGGGCCGCGGCACCGCTGGGACGGTCGTGTAGACCTGGAGGCCCTGCCCCGCAAATGCGCTGACTAGGGCCTCTCGTGAGTCCGTTGTCAGGGCCATCAGCCGATCATTCCCCCGACGTTGAGGTACGGCCCGAGGAGGGACATAACTCGACGTGTGAGCCATACCGACAGGCGGTAGGGGCCTGGGCTGAAGTCCGTTGCCACAGCCTGCCCGCCTGCGGCGGTGCGGGCCTGGAAGATCTCCACGGCCACGGCCAGGGCTGCCTCTTTGCAGGCTGCGGGCTCCAGTTCGTAAGCCCCGGTCGTGATTAGGGCGGCGACAATATCGTCGGCAGCCTCGGCCACCTGATCAAAAGGCTCCTGCGGCGGGTCATAGTCGAGGTCCAGCGCAACCGCTAGATCCTCACCCGTCACAAGTGCCATGTCGCCGCCCTAATCCGTTAGACCGTTTAGGCCTGGTTGTAGATGCCGACGATGCCGGCGGGGATGAACGGCGTGATGACGCCGTAGCCGTACACGGCCGACTCGCGGCCGAGGTTCGGGACGACATCCGCGCTGATGGTGCGGGGGCCGTCCTCTGCCCACTTGACCGCGGCCGAGTTGGTCACGATCGCGTCCTGGGTCTCGTTGGTGGCGAAGTTGCGTGCCAGCACGAGCGGGAGTCCCATGACCGAGGCGCGCAGCGTGCGACCGTCAAATGTGCCCGAGGCGTTGTAGTTGGCGTAGTTCTGCGACTGGAAGTACGACCACGCGGCGATCTTCTTGTAGACGGCCGAGTTGACGTAGACGACCTCGGCCGGCTGGCCGGTGGCGTTCTCGACGTCCACTGCTGCGGCCCAGACGGCCTCGACGAATGCCGCGCCGGTGGTGTCAGCCGAGAAGTCGTAGTCGACGCCTGCGGTGTCGTTGGCCCACAGACCGGTCTGGAAGGCGTAATCGGTCTCGGTGCCGTATGCGCCCATGAGGATGCGCATGTGTGCGTCGACGTAGGACGGGTCGGTGCGCTCGATGACCTGCATCGTGAGGCGGTTGCCTGCGGCGTAGGTTGCGAGGGTCGCTGTGCCCTTCTTGATGTCGATGTCGGCGGAGTTGATCTCGTCGTTCTCGGCTGCCTGGGCTGCCACGATCGCGGAGAGATCACCATCGAAGTACGGCCAGTTGATGGTCAGACCTGCACCGGCTGCGGAGATTGCGCCACCAACGGCGTTGATGCAGGGGCGGCCGCGATCAAGGACGCCCTTGATGTCGCGGTACCAGACGGGCGGCACGAGGCCGGGGGCGTCGGCAAGGTTGGAGACGTCAAGTGCGCGCTCCTCGGTGCCCGAGTAGACGGCCTTGACGTACTCGCCAAATGAGCGGTACTGGTCGAGCGGGTGTGACGCCACGGTGGTGAGGCTGCGGGCCTCGACTGCTGCGAGCTGCTCACGCACCTCGGCGATGGCCTCACGGGCCTGGATGTCTGCGGATGCCGCCGGGGCGGTCTCCACCTCGACGGTTTCGACTGACATGGATTCTTCCTCTCGGATCGCGCTTACGCCTGCGGTGGCGTAGGCGGGCATGTGGGTGATGCTGACCTCGCCGAGCGCGGCGCGGGCGTGCTTCACAATGGTGCGGGCCTTGTTCCAAATGGAATCAGCCGGGGTGAACCCGACACTAAGGCCCTTGGCTGAGCCGGTGCGGATAAGCGTGGCGGCGTCGCGGCCCTGCACGGTATTTGCAATATCAAAACCGATGTAAAGGCCGTCGGACTCATTCTTGGCTTCGGTGATGATGCCGATGGGCTCGCCATGGCGGTAGGCGAGAGGCTTGCCGACTACCTCGGCCGGGTCGAATGCGCCGGCCTCAAATGACTCGCGCACCTGACCGATGCGTGTCTCAACACCGTAGGGCACGGCGCGGCCGTAGCCGGACGCCACAATGTCGGAGTTCTCTGCGTCCTCGCGCATGTCGAGGAGCAGGTCGGCGGCAAATTCGGTGGTCTGCATTATGGCCTCGCGTCAGGATCGGCGGTGATGATGTCGGGCAGGTCGAGCAGGTCGCGGGCCTCGTCCTCGGAAATCACGCCCAGTGGGCGCAGCGTGGCGATGAGTGAAGTCATTTCGGAGGCGTTTGCCTTGAGAAAAATCGAGGTGTCGAAGTCGACCGAGTGTCCCCTGGGCGTAATGTCATTCATGGAAAGTCGCTCGGTGATAAGGCGCATGACGGGCGTGAGGCTGAGGTCGAGGAGCTGACGGTAGAGGTCCGTGCGGTTGCTGTAGGTCAGGTTCGAGCCTTGCGTCGAGGCGTTGACCCACATGGCATCGAGGTTTGCCTGCCGGGCGATCGCTAGCGCAGAGGCGTTCCGGGCGTCCGTGAGCTGCATATCGTTTGGCGAGAATCCGCCGATGGTCTCGGTCGAGATCGTTGAGTTGAGGTAGGCGGTCGAGCGGTCGGTGCGGGCAGCCTCCCACGCGGTCAGCAGCTCGTCGACAACCGAGGCCGGCAGATCCGCGCCCGAGTTCTTGAGCACGACATTCGGCTGCGGGTATTCGGCGTAGCGAAGGCACGCGGCCTCGAGGGCTGCGGCGGTATTGACCGCGCTGCCCATGGTCTTGAGCCATCCGCCCAGGCCGTCACCGTCAAATCGGATGACGTCCCGCATGGGGACGGCTACGCCATTCCAATAAATCTGCCCGAGCGCGGGGAATACCTCCATCGAGGCGTCGGCCGCGGGCGTGAACGAAATCTGGTCGTAGGGCATGTATTCGATCGCGCTCGGAAAACCATCCCACGAGCGGGCCGTGATGTGCCAGTAGGCCACGTCGCGGGTCAGGAGATCCGTCACGGTGCGGGTCATGACCGCGCCGTAGGTCGTCACCGGGTCGGGCTGATTGAGGAAAGGCCGAGCAATGACCTGATCCTTGCCGATGTATTCCTTGAGCGGGAAGGCCGAGATCGTATGTGTGTAGACCTTGAGGCACTTGGTAAATGCCGGCACCTGAAGCGCGACCTGCATAGTCGTTGCGTAGGTGGACATGCCTTGCACGAGTCCGAGGATGGTGGCGGAAATGTCGCGAACGTGCGGGACCGGCTCGGCTTCCATCCGCGCTGCCGCTTCCTGAATTCGAGCATGGTCCCGCACGATCGCTAGTGAACGGGGAAACGCCACGGGTGTAATTCTGGTGCCATTACCATACCGCGGTCAAGTGGTCGCGCTTTTCGCGGTTTATGCGCGTCGGCGTGTATGGATGCGGGCTAGGGGCTTGGGAGTCTTGCTCGCCTGGTAAGCGGCAAACATGACCGCCCGAGCGGCATAGACGCCACCGTGGCCCATGCGGGCTGACATGACCCATCCGCCCTGCCGCTTAGAGATATTCGATTGGGTGAAATGCTCCAGCAGGGTTTCCGATTCCTCATGCAGGAGGGCTCGCCGGTCAAACAGGTCGAGGATGTTTTGGGTCGCGGCTGCCGCCTCACGCTGGCCGACTAGCTCGTCGAAACGCTCTTGGAGGCGATCGACATAGCCCGGAGTTACCTGTATGAATATGTTGGGGTGATCCTTGCGGATTTCCCCTAGACGTGTGTCCACGTCGCGAATCGTCCGATGGGTCGTCACCCGGCACACGATTCGGCCGTCCTCTAGGGGCGCGGCGATGGCTACGGCGTGGCCCATGCCGTCAAAGTCAGACTCGACGGCGATCGACCAAGTGGCCGAGTCGGGTAGTGGCTCGTCGCTCGTGGTTTCCTTCCACCATGAATCCTTGAGCCAATGGTTAGCCCGAGGCACCCACATGTTCAGGTATTCGCGTAGCCATGAGGACTGTTCGATGTTTTCCCATTGGCCGCGGAGAAAAGCCTCGCGTTTTTCGTTCCATTCTGGGCTGGCATATTTCCAGGTCTCGGGGTCGTCAGGGTCGGCGGTCGGTGGGGCTGACCATTCGAGCAGGAGAATGTTTCCCGGATCTTCCGCGCCTAGGTGGTCGATCGCCCGCTGCCGATATGAAGCCATGAGGTCAGAGCTGGAGTCACCGGCCGTGCTCACGAGCCACGCCTGCGGCATCAGTCGCTCGGCCATGGTCGGGGCAATTGCTCCCATGAATACCTGACTGGGGATGCTCCAGGCCTCATCGAGAAAAGCCATGTTTATCGAGAATCCGACGCCCGCCGAATCGTTCGCCGCATGGATCAGCCAACGGTCGCCCGACGGTAACTCGATGCCAGCCCGCTCATTACCCCACCGGGCCGCCTGCTTCCCGTACTTCTCCACGGCCCAAATGCCTGCCGGCCGCATAACCTCCATGGCAGTCGCCCGCTTATTCGCCACATGCAGGATCGTCTGCGGTTCACCGAACAATTCCGCATGGTGAAGCCTCCACATGCAAATCGCACGCGAAAGCACCGACTTACCCGACTGGCGGGCAACTGTCAGAACCACCGTGGGCCAGCACAACTCCCCCGACTCCGGGTAATACTCAAGGGCTCGGTCTAGTGCGTAGCCCTGCCAGCCGCGCAGCTTGAGACCGTAGACCGATCCCAGCCATTCACGAGCCGCCGGACCATGGCTAGCGAATGTCCCCCGTGGTGCGCCTGTCTCTAACCGTGGCAGCACGAAACCTTCAGGAGATACCCGAGCACGCTCTGGCGGTGTTCGGCCTTCCTGGGCCTTCCTAGGCCTATCTGGGGGATAATTGATAAATCGGAAGAGCACACGG